AAAGATGTAGAAAAACTAACCAATAAATTTTTAAAGAAACAAAAATTATGAACATTAAATTAGTATCATATTCTCAACCAACTGAAGAATTTGCTGAATTAGGAATTACTGATGCACAAGAACTTATAGCATTTTGCGCTCGGGTAAGTAATCCGTCAAATCAGTTTAATACAGAAACTTCAGAAAAACTTATCAACTACTTAATTACGCACAAACATTGGTCACCGCTTGAAATGGTCAATGTGTGTTTAGAAGTAAATACCACCCGCGACATTGCACGTCAATTACTACGTCACGCTTCATTTAGATTCCAAGAGTTCAGTCAACGGTATGCAGATCCAACTGATGACTTGTCTTTTGAAATACGCGATGCTAGATTTCAAGATCCTAAAAATCGTCAAAATTCAATTACAATTAATACTGCAGAAGAAGAGGCAATTAATGATGAATGGCATCTAAGACAAGAAGCTCATATTAATTCAGCAAAAGCACAATATGAATGGGCAATTAGCAAAGGCATTGCTAAAGAGCAAGCTCGTGTTGTACTTCCAGAAGGCAATACTAAGAGTCGTGTGTATGTTAACGGGACGTTGCGCTCATGGATTCACTACATACAAGTGCGCAGTAACGTGGATACACAGCTTGAACACAAACAAGTTGCAGTAGCGTGTGCGCAAGCAATTAGCGCAGTATTTCCAATGGTAAATGACTTTGTTTATAAGGAAGAACCAGTTTTAGAACCTATTAAAGAAGAAATTGTTGAACCTAAAAAACTTAAATGGCATCAACACTTTTTTAATTTTTACAAACACTAATCACAAAAAAAGCCAGCATGCTGGCTTTTTTGTTTTTACATTACTACTAGATAACAGTGGTTAAAACTTCTTTTATATTGGTCCTGATTGTACATCAGCCAACTCTAAAGGTAGAGTTGTTCCTATCTAAAAGTAAGTAACGTCTCCAATATCATCATCATTATTTCCACGATATGTGTATGTTATTACAACATATCCCTCACCTAGATTATCACCAGGGGTAACAACTGATCCGTCAGATGTACCAGATGCACCTGAATATGCACCATTGTCGCCAGTTTGCACCATACCGCCTCCTCCTCCGTTGTAGCCGCCGCCGCCGCCACCACCGCCGCCGCCGTCACCTTGTCCATAATCGTGCCCGGCTCCTCCATTGGTTCCAGAAAAGCCTTGCGTAGCGCCATCTGATTGGCCGGCGCTTTTATTTCCGCCGCCACCGCCGCCACCACCGCCACCGGCAACAATTAATAAAGTGCTGTCTTTAGAAACAAAACTTCCAGCGCCGCCACCGCCGCCTGCACCTGAACTTCCAGTTCCAGTACTTGATCCTGGTTTCCCGCCAACGCCTCCTGCACATTGACCGGCAGTGTTAACACCTCCAGCTGCATTAATTGCGTTACGTCCATTGACACCGGATTGACCAGGTGATCCTGAACCACCTACACCAATTTTATAAGTACCACCGGTTAACTGAAAGTTTTTTTGAGCACGATCACCTTTTGTACCTGCACGTCCAACTTGTTGATCATTGCCGCCTTTACCGCCAGCACCTCCTACACATATAATTGATGTTATTTTCGTGCTTTCTGCTAAAACAATAGTGCAAGAACTATTATACGTTATAACTGCAGTGCGTATTGTACCAACTATAGTTAACGTTGCAGTTTTTGTAGTGTTATCGTTAAATGTTGCAGTAAATACTGCAGAACCTAGATTACCGCCTGTATAAACTTTAGTTGCTCTGCCAGTATTATCTAACGATCCAGAAAGCCACAATGGAGTAGCAGGAATACTACCATCTACTGTTCTCGCGATTGATATAACTACACTAGAATATGGAGCTCCGCCTGATACAGTTACTGTTGAGGTATTACCAGATACTATTGATATTGGATCAACAGTTATTAACTTATTATTATAAACTTCTTGTCCAATAAGCGTAAAATTTTCCGAATTAACAACTACTAGTACACCACCATTTAAGTAATTTGACGTAAATCTTACTGTAAATGTTGACAACAACGGTAATCCAGTAACCTGGGCTGCTTTTAGATCTGCTGAGATAATATAGCTACTCGAAGTGTTAGTAACAATACCGGCCACTATACCAGTATCAGCAGGAGCGCCAAATATTTGACGTATTAGACTTTCATTGTTACTTGCATGAATACTAATTGTTATATCACCCTTGTTAGTAGCATTTAAAAACGTACATGTTACCTGCCCGGAATCTTTATTAGAAACACCGGCATAAAAAGTGTTAGTGCTAAAAGTTATTGATCCAGTTATTGTCGCTGCCGGTTTAGGAAGAATAGATAACGTTGCAGAACACGACTGGTTAGATTGAATAGCAACAAATGAGGCCTTAAACGACCTTACACCGCTGGTATAAGTTGTTGCGTTAATTTCTAGTGTATACTCCCCGTTGTCATTTAACTTAAGGTCTGTTAATGCAGGAGTTGAATCTAATACAAAAGTAGCGTTAGGAAATCCTTTGCTAATACTTAAGGTAGCCTTTCCGTTATGCTCAATACTACTAGGAACAATTGTCATTTCAGGAACCGATGTCGGGTTGTTAAAGGTAATTTTTAAATCTGATGTAGTTGCGAATAGCACCGTAGCAGCAGAACCCCCTGTAAAAGCAGCATTACCTAAAGTAATTGTTAGGTTTGTTATGCTGATACTTGCAGCATGCGCTGATGCAGCACCGGTAAATGAAACAGTAGCAACTTGCGGGCTGGTTTTTTTCACACTCGCTGTTAAGCCTGCTGGAACGTTGGTAACAACTGCACCCGCTAATGCTTGTCCATTTGTGCCCGTGTATGTGTCATTAGCTAACGTCAATGTGATGCTAGTTGCAATTGAACCATCGTTTGCATCCGCTTCCTTAAATTCAGTTGCGCTATATGTAATCGATTTAACTGGTAGCGGAGCTGCAGGATCTCGAAACGTAATTTTTAAATCTGATTTAGTTGCGGTAGTTACCGTAGCAGCAGAACCCCCTGTAAAAGAAGTATCACCTAAAGTAATTGTTAGGTTTGTTATGCTGTTACTTGCAGCATGCGCTGTTGCATTACCAGTGAACGTGACAGTAGCAACTGTTGGGCTGGTTTTTGTCACACTCGCTGTTAAGCCTGCTGGAACGTTACTTACCACTGCACCCGCTAATGCTTGTCCATTTGTGCCCGTGTATGTGTCATTAGCTAACTCTAGTTCAATGGTCTCTGTTATTGAACCATTGTTTGCAACCGCTTCATCAATGTTGGTTTTGCTATAGTTAATTACCCGAGCTGTTGGAAGTAAATAGCGTAAATCGCCTGATGTTTTAGTACACGTAGGCTCACTAACACTTGCAATTGTAAATTGAAAGGTTCCTTGGTTAGTGGTAGTGGTAGCATTTTGTCGATATATTGATGTTATTTCAAATTGAAGTTGTGAACTACTGTTAGTTGTACTAGATATCATCCGTGGCGGAACTAAGTCGGATACACCTGTACCAGATAGCGAAGCCTGTATATTTGCGTAACAGTTAGTAATACTTAATGTAAATTTTTCATTTGGAAATGAAGGGCTTACTGTAGCTACAATTACTAACTTGCCAGTTGTGTTATCTAACGATAGTCCAGCAGCCCGTGGCATAGTAATACTTGTTGAAGCTACACTGTTACCATTTGTAATACTAGTAATAGTAATAGTGCGAGTTACTGGTGCATTTACAGTAAGTTTTACTGTTGGACTAGATCCTTGGGAGATCGAATATCCAAAGGAAGGTTCTTGTTTCTCTACTGATAGATAAAACTCTCCAGCAGTTGGTTGAATTAATCCTGCAGTATAATCAAGGAAAAACGTGTTTGATGCGTCCTTATTTCTACTTCCAATGGCTTGACTTAACCCAAATCGAGCAAACTCAACACCTACTAGTTTCCAAGAAATTACGGTGTTAATTGGTACAGATGCTGGTATTGTAAAAGTAAAGGTAACTGTCTCGCCTGGTCCTATCGACTCTTTGTTTCTGCTAACTGTAATTTTGGCTGCATCAACTAGCGTAAAATTAGCTGTAGTACCAGTACTAAATCTTAAATTAGTGGATTCATTAGGTAACGCCGGCATAAGAGTCAATTGTAGTGGCAATGATAGTCCTAGCAGATAACTGTCTGTAATTGTACCAGTAGGGTTGGTCCAGACTACTGTGCCATCAATTACTTTACTAAGTGCTGGCAGATTAACTGTTGCGGATGTTATACTAAAAGGCTTTTTATCTTCGCTGTAATTTGAATTTGGGGCAACCTTCACGCCGACCGTTGAAAACGGATAATATAGCGGTACATCAACACTATAAGTTATTGGCACTGTCTGAGCCTGAGTTAGTGTGTTATGTATTATATTAGTTGACCCAATAATACTAATATTAATTGGTTTAATATAAAAAAGCAATACGCCTGTATAGATATTGGAATTAGTACGCTCGTCAATATATTTAAGTTCAGAACCGTTAGCCGTTAATTTAAATCTAACATTTTCATATATTATTGCAGAATCTAAGTTAGGAGTAGTAACATTAAACGTTTTACGTGCTTCTCCTGCAGGAATAGTAACTATACCAGTAACTGGAGTTGTCCACCCGGTTGGTGCTCCAATATCATTAAAAAATGGTATTTTTCGTGAAAATTCCATAGTCCATGTAATTGTCTGATCAACAGTAGCAGTTGTAGTTGTACTAATTACAAGTATGATTGGATCACCTATTATATACCTTTCAGATGCTGCCGCTAACTTCCATGTTGCAATAGTTGGCAGCGGAGTTGTAGTCGGAGTAGCAGTTCGATCAGTAATAACTATTTGACTACTTGCAACATAAGATGATCCAGCTACATTATACAACCATACAACAAAAGGTCGATTACCTTTTGTTGTGCCGTCATCTAGTGGAGTAAACTCTAATGTTCCGGTCATACCATCTGTCAAAACTACATAAGGGGTTAATGATACTATATCAAGATCTGATCCAGTGAATGAACCCAGACCTGATGTATTAACCGGTTTAATTACACACAATAAAGCTTGATTTAGCGGTAACTTTGGAGCTTTTATTTCAAAAATTATTTTTTCACCTTCTTGTGACGGTGACGACGTTCTTGGTGTAATAGTATACGGTGTATTTTCAGTAATAGTAATAGTTGGGCTACCGCCATTTAATACAACCGGTGAACCGCCTGACTTTATTTCAAGTTGAAAGTCTCTTGATCCTTTAACACTACCAACAGTTGTTAACAACGAAATATCATAAGAACTTGCTGCGCTAGTTACTGTAAAATTACCAGTTAACCCAGCCGGGGAAAAATCAGATCCGTCAATATTGCTGCCGTTAGGACCAACACCAACAATTCTATAAGAGTATGGTATGTCTTGTAGTAACTTTGGAGTTGAAAAGGTAAACGTTGCTGCACTTCCTTCCATTACTGAGTTGCCTGCAGTAGTTGAAGTTAATGAATAAACTGCAGTTTCTGTAATTTTTACAACTGGACTAGGTGCACCTAACGTAACTGGTGTTGAACTACCTTGCAGTCTTAATTCAATACTGAAAGATTCGTCAAGTTCTTTAGGTGAGTTAGCTGCGGCATTTAATGTAAAATTACCTGCTCCATATTGATCAATTGCAACCGAGTTAGTTAACGACGACAATCCAACAAAATCTTCAGATGTGATATTACTTCCAGACACCGGCACAATTGTATATGTCATTGTTGTACCGAATGCAACATCTGGTGTTGAAATGTCAAACCTTACACCAGTTGGGCTTCCTTCAGTAATTGAAGAATTATTTGCTCTAATCATGTACGGAGTTGCATCAACTAACGCTACTGGCAATGCACTAGTTGCAACTTCTGTGCCGTTAACTGATCCTGTACGTAACACAAGTAAGAACATACGATCAGATTGAACTCTGTTATTATTTGCAGAAGCTGTTATCGTAATAGTAGTGCGACCTAATGTACTTGTACCTGGATTATCATAAGTAATGTACACCGGAGCAGTGCTTTGAGTTTGCAGTAATTCGCCATCTAATAAATTATTACTTCTAATTGTTGACCAGTACAACGGAGTAGCCGGTAATACATTATCTGTAAAAATATCAAATATAACCGATTCACCTTCTATAATTTTTGATTTTCTAGGAACAACACTATAAGTTGGCGGATCTGGATCCGGTACTACTATAGTTTGAGAAGTATCATTCATTGTAACAATTGTACTAGTAGCTAACAACGTTCCAGTTGTAGTCCACAATTTTATCCCAAAGTTTTTAACACCTAATTCAGTAAATGTATCTTTGTTAATTGTTCTAGAAATTTGTGCAGAATTTCCTTTAACAATAACCGAACCGGTTATAGAGTCAGTAAAATCTGGATGATTAGTTGTGTTTATAGTTCCAAGAGTTGAATATGTAGTCCAATTTAGTTGTAGTTTGTCTGTATCTGCAACCCATGGTGTAGTAACGCTAAAAATTACAGTATCGCCTTCATTAACTAATGTTGCAGATGGTACTATTGTATGCGGTATAATTTCATTTAACGTTATAATAGCTGATGTAGCTTGTACTGCTCCTAAAATAGAATCAGTACGCAATTCAATTTGGAATGTTTCAGCTTCTTCAGTTATAAGATCACGTTTTGCTGAAATTATAAATGACCCTTTATTTTTTGTTGTACTTACAAATCCGTCTAGTCGTTGTCCCAACCCGCCTTGTGCATCCGACACAATGAAATCGTCAGCTGTAATATTACCTGCATGTTTTAGTATAGTCCAAAATATTTTAGTATTATCTAATACCGCCGGGGTAGTAATGCTTACTGTTATTGGAGCTAACCCTTCTGTAAATGATGGAGAGGTTAATGACACAGTGTACCCAACAGATTCACCTATAGTAACTATTGAACTTGTTGCAACTTTTGTGCTAATTGAAGATCCAGTTTTTAAAATTAAACGGAATGATTCGGTACCTTCAGTTAAACTATCAAGAATTGCTGTTCTTGTAATAGAACCCACATTGCCATTAATTTCAACAGTACCGGATAATCTGTTATCTGTAAAATCCGATGCAGTAATTACACCAGTAACTGCTACAGTATCCCAATATAACACAGTGCCATTTTTTAAGAATGGTGTTTTAACATCAAAATCAATACCAGGCTGGTTTTCAACCATGTATGAATTTAACGGTATAATTTCATACCCTACTGTTTCTGTAATAGCTGTTCGTTGACTTGATACTAACACCGGTCCTAATGTTCCAGCAGTTGCACGAATTTCTAAATAAAATTCTTCTGTACCTTCAATTAATGTATCTTTAGCTGCTCGTCTAAAAATTGTTCCGTTACTATTGTCAGTAATAACAACAAATCCGTCTGTTGCATTATCAGTAAAATCTGCAGCGGTAATTACACCTTCTGACGACACAGTAGTCCAATATAACACAGTGCCCGGTGGCATCCATGGAGTAGTAAGATTAAACGTAACCCCGGCACCTAACGCACCTAAAGTTGTACTTTCTTCCATTGTTGCAGGAGTTCTAACTAAATTATAGCTTGCAGTTTCTTCAATAGTTATAGGATCACTGTCAACTAACCAATTTGTCATTCCTACATCAGAAAATACTGATAAATGGAACGTTTCGTTTCCTTCTGTTAATGCATCTTTTTTTGCTTTTCTTGTAACAATACCAACATTTTTTGATATAACAACAGTTCCAGTTACTCTATTATCAGTAAAATCAGCAGCAGTTAATACACCACTATCTTTAACTACTTTCCAATATAACCGTGTATTAATTGGAAGATTTGGCGTTTTAATAGTAAAGGTTATTAACGTTGTTGAATCTTCTGGAATTGAACTGTCATCAGCAAGTACTAAATAAGGGATAATTGGTTCAATTGAAACTTTATCAGTAATTTTTACTAACTCACTAGTTTGTACAGTTTTTGAAATTCCAGTATCGGCATTAAGTACTGACAATACAATTTGATAAGATTCAGCAGTAGTTTCATTAATCGTGTCTTCGTAAATTGTTCTATATAATTCAGCGTAATTGCCGTATACTGTTACAATACCGTTTATTCGATTATCTAAAAAATCACTTGGAAGTAACGACTGAGTTAATACTTTTGTATTCCAATATAAATCAGTTCCATCTCTTACATTTTTAGTAACAATTCTATACAATACAGTTTGGCCTTCTGTTACTGCGGTTGTTGATAATGGCAATATAGTGTAAGACGGCGCTGGAGGTGTTAATGACGTGTCTGTAATTATTTCTAATGATGTCAATTGTGCAAGAACAGGGCCTTTAGTGTTATCATCAATTCTTATTTGAATCTGGAACTGTTCTTTACCTTCGGTAAATAAATCCGCAGAAGCTATTAATGTAAATGTTCCTGAATTATCAACAATATCAACTGTTCCGCGCAATGTACCGGTTATTAAATCTGATGCAATATTAAAATCAGATGCCGAAATGCTAGTACCAGATATGCTAAAATATAACAATCCATCAAAGAAATTAGTAGTAGTTACTGTAAAATCAACAGTATTAATAACGCCTGCTTCAGTAACATTTGCAACCGATCTACTTAATGCAAATGTTGGGTTTGATGCCCCTGGGGTAAACTCACTAGATAATGCAGGCGGATCAATAGCAACATAACTACCTGATGCATGATATACGTTAACAATACTACGAAGTATTCCAGTTACATTTGCGCCAGTGTTAACGTAACTAATTGTAAAAATAAGTACACCAGTCGGTTCTCCAGTTTCTTCATATACTTCTTGCCTAGCTAAAATTTGATATATGTTTGCTGCCGGAGTGTCTGCTTTAGTTTTCTTAAAAATTACTTGGTCTTCTGGTGCCAGTGACTTAAAACCAATTACTGATCCAGATGTTTTTGTTGAAGTAGTAGCTGAATATCTAAAACTAACTACTCCTATTCCAGCTAATAATGAATTCCATGCAACTGATTTTGAATTAGTAGCAGTATTTGTACTTGACGCACTAAATTCAATAGCACTACCAGTGTTAAAATAATGACGCATATGATCTGCGTCATCAAATTGCACAGTTACTGTATGAGTAGTTGTATTATTCCATGTATTATTTGGAGTTTCTTCATTTAAAAGTTCAATGCTAGTAGCTTGAGTTATATTAGGCGAAACTAATTTTGATGTTTCAACCTGAGTCATTACTGATAAAAATTGCGCCCAATTTGCTGCAGTAAGTTGGGTTGATACTGCTGATATAGGCAGAGTTGCCGGTACACCAATTTGATGATATCTAGCAGCTAGTATATCAGTCCTTAATCTTGTAAAATCTGGAATAAGGGCCGGAACCGTAGAATCTAACTGATAACTCGATACAGTCTGCCCATAACCAAACTCATTTTCTCCAGTTCCTAAAATTTTTAAAATTCTAGCCCGAAGTGCATTATAATCACTTGTTAAAATTGCCATTTATTTTTTGCTCCTTACAGCACTAATGCTTCAACTACTTTAATATCTTCAATCTCACTAGACTCTAATGCAACTGCAAATACAAAACTTGAATCATCTGCAGTTGTATAACTTCTTGCTACACCACTATTGGTAGAAATTAATCGATCACCTTTTTTTACTTCTCCAACCACTTTTACTGGTACGCGACCTTTTAATGCAACAACAATACCTCCCTCTAACCCAGCGTTCATTACATACGCAGGTTCTTGTGATACTGTTCCAATTGCACGATATCCTGATGTTGCAGCAGTAACTTCGCTGTCTCCGCCAATCATTATTACCGTGCCGACATCGTAGTCTGCATCGGCTAAGTATTTTTCTGCAATATCACCATTTCCTAAAAATGCATTACCAACAAAGTAAGTTGCAGTGATTGAACCTGGTGTACATGTTACTCCGCCATATATAAGGTCGTCGTTAGTTCTAACTACTACGGTGTCCGGGTCTGCCGCTGCACTAGCTACTTTTGCAACACCGTCAAGTGTTACACCGTCAGCACTAGTTGCAACCCCGTCAAACGTAGATGCATATACTACATTAAATTTTTCAGTAGGAGACCCAATGTTCGAGTTATCTGCGTTACCGGGTATAATATTTTGACCTACTAACTTCATTGGATATTTTGGCAACGTTGATGCAGTAGTCTTAAATGCAATTGTATCGTTGCTTTGATTATATATAGTAGGTGTTGATCCTTCATTCTTTATAAGTAATCGTTCATTTGGCGATGCACCAATTGATAATCCAGTGTCTGAAAAGTTTGCAATGTTTGGAAAAATTGGTAAAGTTTTGTTAATGTACTCGCTAGATTCAAACCCATCTAATCTTTGAGAATCAGATGCAGTTCCCCAAAACTGATACGTATCCGATGTAAATAATGTTGAATTAATTCCTTTAATAGTAATACCGGGATAAATGGTTAAGAAACCAACTGAAGTTAAATCCTCTGTAGGATCTAAAGTAAATTCAGCTGACGCGCTGCTAATTACAAACGTAGTAACATTGTCAATCATTGCTTCTATAACTTCGTAAGATTCACCGTCATCTGCTAATACTGTACTAGATTTCATTGCAGTTGAAATACCAATAAGTTTCCCACCAATTAATACATTTTCAGTTGCACTTTTACACCATAGTTGTTCATTAGTAGTATTCCAAAATAAATCACCAGTTTCTAAATCGTTAATCTTAGTAACACTATTATTTACAACTACTTCAACTACTCCAAGTGTACGCCATTTTCCAGTACCGTTGTTAAGTTTTAATTTTTGTTCAGAAGTATCATACCATAGTTGGCCAACGATTGCTTTTGGTGGAGCAGTTTGACTTGCAAAATTCTCAAGCAACCATGTGTAATTTTCGTTTTGAGCTTCGCCATAACCGGCATAATTTTTGCCAATTAATTTAAGATCAAGAGTAGTATTGATTGTGCCATCATCTACTACTGCTGCTTGATCACCGTTGTATTTGTTAATGATGTATGCCATCTTGTAGGATTCCTTATTTTATTATATTTAGTTGTATTTGTTATAAATTAGCTTGGAATTTGCCATGTTCCACTTGTTAAGTAAAACTGTCTAATAGTTATTTGGCTTTCAATTGGAGCAGTAGTGTCATTGCAAATCACCTTACATCTAGTAGTGCCGCCTGCAACATTATATTCAGATGGGGGGAATAATACATTAAGATAGTCTGTTATAATCTTTGCATTTTTATCTCCAGTAAATGCAGAAATGTCAACTGATACAACTAATGGTGCTAATTTTATACTGTTAATTAATGTACGTTTATTTACAGCATCTTGTAAACTTACCGGATCTGCAACATTTGTTATTATTGATGAGTTAATTAAATTTAAACCAACTTTAATTTGATCCGAAAAGCCAGATGCTAAGATATCAGAACCGGGAGTAAATTCTTCATTACTATAAATTGCAAACAGTACAGTATCAATTACTAATACCATTAGTGTTTTAGGTATATCATAAATGTCTAACACTTCAATAATGCTAAATCCAGTTACTGCAGGATCGTACGGCCCTGCTAAAATTGTTGCAACTCCATCATTAAAATACAATTGCTGACGTTTACTATCAATCCATATATCGCCTTGTGCAATTGACGACGGCACAATATCAGACACAATAGTACCACTAGTTAATTTAAACCCTGCAGTGCTGTCATATACTTTTACCCGTTTTTCAATTGTATCATACCACAACTGCCCTTCAACCGGATGCAACGGCTGTGATGTATTAGCAAAATTTTCTAATAATCTAACTAAATTTTCATTAATATATTCACCGTATGCACTTGCACTTTTACCAATTAACGTTAAATCAGTTGCTACTTGATCAATATTTCCATCAGTAATTTCAGTTAATACTGAACCATCTGTTTTGTTTATAATATAACTCATTGTAATACACCAGTAAAAATAATATAATTTATTGTTTGATATGGATTCATAATTGAATTAGGATTTCCTGTGGCATTCTCTGTCACATTGCTTCCTTGTACGCCAACTACCGACGGTACACCAAACGATTCACTTCCTGAACCTGCACCTAATGTAGTTGATGAATTATGATGAACTCGGAATGCTCGATCGCTGCCAGCAGTCCCAATACCATTTCGATTGCCGCCTGCATTTACTTCTAAGTTTGATGCAGTACGCACTGTTAAATCGTTATCCATGTCATCTCTGCCTAACGGAAACCGTCCTCGCAAATCAGGTAATGCAAATGTGCCGTCACCTACTAATCCTGTTTTATTTCGATATGAGTACCCAATTATATTAAATAAATCTGGATACGATGCAATTTGAACTTCACAGCCGTCACATAACAAATAGCCAACAGGTGCATATATACCTGCATATGTTATAATTGACCCAATTGGCACTACTGGTACAGATGCTAAAAATAGCTGCTTAGTAGTTCTTTGTAGACCAGTACTTGGGCGAAATGTTAAGATTTCATCAGTTACTAACGATTTAGTTGCTGCTGGTTTTGCTGAAATAAAATTAGGACTTACTGTAGTTGCAAGTGTTACATTTGCAGAACCATTAAATGGGACAGCAGTAGCTGTTACATCACCTGATACTGTAAACAGTCTAGCAAATTGTAACGTTTTTGCAGAACCGTATACATTACCGTCTACATTGCCTGTGATATCTCCGTTAATATCACCATAAATTGTTTGAGCATAGATGTCTCTAAATGGTAAACTTTCTGATCCGATATCATACAATGGCATACCAACTTGTGTATCTGAATATTTTGGCAATATCACAGATCCGCCAGATTCTTTATGAATACTAATTGTGTTGTTAAATGTTGCAGTATCGCCAAAATTTGATTTTTTAGTAACTGATAACCCGCCGCTTGTTATAATACTGCCAGTAGTTAATGACGTTGAATCAGTTGTGCCGGTAATCTTTAAACTACCATTCGTTAAAATGTTTCCATTTACATCTAATGCTTCAGTTGGTAATGCATTTCTAATACCAACTGTTAAATCTGATTTAATAAATAAACCAGACGAGTATCCTGCATCAGCACTTTTAATTTGCCCATATACCGATACTGGTCCCGGATTAATTAATACTACATAACTAACTGAGCTTGCACTTGCACCAACTACTGTAAATGTTCCGTTATATGCAGTTGGTATAAATCTAGCAACACTAATTGCAGTACCGATTGCAAATGGAGTTTGAGGCAACGCAGTAAATGTTAGTGTTACAATGGTTGCTACCCACGATGAACCGGATGCTAAAACAGTATCTTCTGAATTAGTAAAATCAAAACTAATGTTTTTACCAGATCGTGCAGTTAAACTAACTAAATTTGATACATCGTCAACACTTATTTTAAAACTAATGTTAGTCCCAATACCAATACCATCATTTGATCGGATATTAATTGATTTACTAGTTGATGAAATTACGTCTGATCTTAAAAAATTACTTGAACTAACTATATTTCCATTAATTACTAATCCATCTGCGCTTTCTGCAGTTCCCCAAAACTTAGTTAGGTCAACTGTTTGATTAGCAGTTGACAAGTTAATACCTTTATTAATTTGTTTAAACCCACTAATGCTTAATTTTGGAGTAAATGCAGATTGACTAATAATAACAACTTGTTCATTTTGCGCATATAACGACACTACTGAGTGATCGTCACCTATTATATCAGTAATAATGTCAACTAACGGGCCTGTCTTTAATCCGCCGCTAAACTGCGGCCCAATTAAATCCCAAGTTGATCCTGAAAACATAAACAACTGCTTAGTATTTGGGTTTACCCATAAATCACCGTTAATGCTTTCCGTTAACGACGGCGGAGTAGATGCCTTTTTAATAGCACCAGCCGGATTCCATAGTGTCCCATTGTAAATTTTAAGTACATTAATACCTAGGGTATTGTCATACCATAGTTGTCCTTCAACCGGATTTAACGGTGCAGTAGTATTTGCAAAATTTTCCATTAAATGCAGAAAATTTTCTGCAAGTATTTGTCCATAACCGGAATAATTTTTTCCAATAAAACTTAACGATGTTGAGTTATTAATAACCTGATCTGCAACAATTGTTTTTTGTTGACCATCTGTATGATTAACAGGATATGACATTATTGAACTCCCACAACACTAGTTAAACTTTGAATTCTCACTGTATAGTCAATTTGAATTAACCGATTTAACGATTTTTGCACTGGATGAAATATAACATGAGTTAATAACATGTTACTACCGTCTGCACTATACGATTTTAATCCTAATTCGTCAAAAATAAATGCATTGTTAACTGTTGATGAATTATCAAATGCAGGCTGACCTGCAGGTTCGGTATAATCTAATAAGCAAGTAATAAATACATCAGTATAGTTGTGACCGGGCACATGCCGAGTTTCAATATAATTGCGAGTTGGATCTAAATTATTAATTGAGGAATCATTAACAATCTTAGAAAATTGCTCGTTATATAAACTAGCATTTGAGCCTGAGCTATTTGGTGTTAAATATGTGATAATACCTGTATCATCAATTGATGTACCGCCATTACCAAAACTCATCTCATATATAAACCCATCTCCTTTGTTTGCAATCCCTCTTGCTAATGCAATACTGATATTTTCATAGTGAATTGCGTTACGTTTATTCACATAAACTTCATTGCTTGTAGGGTCATATATCTTAAGGTGCCCCTCGATATGTATTCCTGTTAAATCTGTAGTTTGCATAATGTTCTCTCGTTATTCTATATTTATCACGTGATAATAAGTGTTATGTTTATTTGTATACACGTACTTTATTAATTGTAATACTAGTTAACTCATATTTTATTGAGTTATTGATATATGATCAACTCCAGGTACTGCCCCTATAAAATTCAGTTCTGTTTGATTATTAATCCATTGACTACCTTGTCGTCTAACAATAGTTACTATTGTGTTTGCACTTAGCACATTTGTTAATCGTATTTGTTTAGTAGTGCCATTTACTGCAAAATCTGCGTCAAACTGATGCTCACCTTCTGTAGAATTTATATTATAAACAGTATATGGCGTTTTTTTCAATCGTATGTTTCCAATAAAATAATTCCACTTACTACGATCCATTTTAAACTCAATACTACTAGTATGGTTAACTGCACATCGGTAAACGTACACACCAACGTTTACAATATCATTTACATAATACACAGTACCAAATGTCCATATCTTATAATCGTCATATCCGCCGACAAATACTTCAATTTCATTACTTTGGCCATATTCTGCAAGTTCAGGATCTGCAAAACTCCATTTAGTATTTGTTACTTTTTTAGGGGTGTAAGATAAATTTATAAAATGAGTACCATCTGATATCACTTGTTCGATTTGAGTATTTTCAATATACGGAATTGTTTCAGAAGAACTTAGTTCTTGCACTATTGATTCAACGCTATGTACTTTTGGAATTCCTGTGCCCATAGTTCCTCTGCGAAGACCGCTTAACACATTATTTACGTTTGAGGAAAATTCAATACGTTCACCGTTGATATCAATTATTCCATAACTACTGTAAGTTGTTAGATCAAACAAACTTGAATCTTCAACCGTAATTGTAGTATCATAATAATTTAACTCGTAAATCAATCGTGTACGTTTATTTGCATTCAATCGAATATATCGATTTTGATTTAACATATTTTTAAAGTACATAAACGAAGTAAATGCGCCTGATGGTAATGTATTAAATACTTTAATTCCAAGTGTGTCAACTACTTGTCCCGGAACTACTTCTTCTGGGCCAATACCAGTAGTTACTGAATTAAAATCATCACCATCAACTACTATATCCTCAGCTGATAGCCCAGATGACATTGAATTATACGAAAAATTACCTCCAGATAACGACGTATCGTACTCGTTAACTGCGGCACCGTCGCTTGTTTCTTTACGTATAATAATAGTATCACCCTCATCTGCACTTATTGAGGTTGGAATTTCAACAATATTAGTATCACCAGTTGCAATTGGTGTTAACATTGCTGCATTTGGATTTGCAGGATCTACAACATCAATATCGTAACTATTAGAATCAATACGCACTGCATTATTATTTGGTTTTACAAGGTATACATTTAATCGTGTACCGATTTCTGGAATATACGGAAGTTTAATTGTATAAGAAAATTCTGCACCTAATGTATACTTAACATCATTAAGTGTAGGATCAAAGTTATCCCAGGTGTTGGTATAATATGGCATGCTATCCCAACCGTGATCAACTTCAAAACTTAATCCACTAACTACTACTCCGCCGTAGTCAATGCCTGACATTAACTGGGGTAAATCGTTTCCTAAATCTCCCGAATTTGGTTTATAATAATAATGTATCCTATCAGTCGCAGTTAACAAACTAGTGTCTTTATAATATGATACAACAATTTCACTTCCGCGCAAAGGTGCATTTTTAAATGTAATTACTCCAGTGTAAACAGGATGGCTGTTTACAATTGATATAACAGTTCCCATTTTATAATTGTCTCGAATTTCAAGTACACCATTAACAGTTACTGAAGTTTTTCCAATTGTTACATCCGGAATCCATTTAAGTGTAAACTGAACTTTTGTTCCAGTTACAATTGACACACCTTTAATAGTGTCAACATATTGCAAGTCATCAATAAGATAATTTTGATTTATACGATCAAATTTTAATATAACATTACTTGTTCGTACTACACTATTACCTAAAATTGGAATTGCAACTGCAGATCTACCATCATTTGCGTATCCTCCAGTAATTACAATCGTAGGTGTTGTTTTATATCCAGCTCCGGGTGTAATTAATTTAATTCTAGATAGCTGTTTATTAACAATAAATGCACGGGCAGTTGCACCTGACCCGGTTGCAGACTCAATTGTTACTTTTGGCTCTGTTAAATACTCTGCACCACTGTTAATAATTTTTATATCAACAATTGAATACCCGACATTGTCTAACCAAAATTTCCACGGATATGAATTAATTAGCGGATTATCGTAGTCTACTACTGAAACAACATTTCGATCTATATCATAAGCGGGCGGTAAATCAAAATCAGTTATTGCAACATTACTGTTATCTAAATTAGTGTACGAACTTATATATTCTCGAATTTGTGTTCGATATGGTTTTACTTCAGCTACATAATCCTCAAAATTAGATAAGTTATCATTTTTATAGGTAACTCGTTGTTGTAATTCACCTACTTGATGCAGTACATTTACAAAACTAGTTTTAAATATCCAATCAATATATGTTTGCTCATTCATTGCATACCTAACAGTTGAAAAGAATAATTCTAAATACTTAGTTTTTAGATCACCAATTAGCAAATCATCTTTTATTGCGATTAAAATATTTCGCAACTCAATAGATGCAAAATTATCATGCATTCCGGAATCATACAACATTCCATCATACCCAATAATAGTATTGTGAAAATCGTACAATAACGAACTAAACTGAATAGTGCCATTTTGGCTACCGACTACATTATACCAGTGTGTCCAATCGTATGCTGTATTTTCTTGTAACTGTTGTTCAGCTGTGAGATCGTGTTTCTGTAATAGCACCCATCGACCTGATGTTGTTGTTTTTACTTTTACAATATCACCCACTGCATCATTTAATTGTGATAATTCTACATAAGTGTTTACTAAATGAGTCGCTGTTGTAAATTGGTTAAATCCGGGTTTATACCAATCAATGTATTTCCAATATTTTGTAGTATCATATGTGTAGGTTAAAGATTTATACCATTCGTTAGTACTCGGAATATATGAATACATACTCCATTTTTTGTTGCTAGTTAAATCGCTTAGTACTAATACTGAAAAACTCCTAACAGTTAACACATTATTAGATGTATATCCTTGGCCACCATTAACAATCTTAACGTTAGTAATTTGTCCAGATTCGTTAATAATTGTTTGAATCACTGCTCCTGTACCAGTACCAGTGACCGTAACATACGGTGCAATTAAATATCCTTGACCTGAACTAATAATATTAACATTTGTAATTTTACCATCAGTCACATCTGCAGTTAAACTAGGAGCAATATAATATTTTGTAATTACATATTGTAATTCTAAATTAGTATCTAACGTAGTATCATATAACCGCTGAATAACTGTTGGCGGAGTATCATATGATGATATCTTTGTAAGACTTTTTGTATCAACAATTAACTCTGATTTTAAATACATGTTAGTTTGCTCAATCACCTGTTTAATTGCTTCAAATCGATTAACAAACATACTTTGGCGAGGTCTATTTTCAATACCATATTTTAATTTAGGTGGTAACAATTGATCTGGTACTAATCGATCATTTACATCTTTACCACATAAACTATCAATCCATTTTTGTTCTATAGATGCTGGTATTTCAGTTGATGCTGCTGTACTAATTAACTTCCATTGAGTATGAATATTTTGATCAGTTTTATCTATTAACCAATACTCAATCGACAGCACAACATCGTCATGCATTAGGTAAGGTTTAACATTAACTAAACTAAACGAATTTAATCCAGTTAATGCAAGATATTCATATCCCTCACCTTTAGGATTTGAAATTAATCTAGAAACATTTGCAGCTGAGATTGTTCTACCAACTGTTGACGAAATAGTTTCTTTATTTTTAACCCAATAATAATAAGTAGACGAAAACTGCTGACTTATAGTATCATAGCTTTTTACAACTACATACGCAGTGTCGCTATATAAAGAAGTTCCGCTTATACCTTGTGCTAACCCTTCAGAAGTATCTGCCACTTCGTCCCATTCTGATGGCAATAACTCAGTTTCTACCCATTCATAAATATCAACTGATGCACCGGTTGCTAATGTACTTAACATGCTATTTCTATAAACAGTATTATCTGTAAAATTGTCAAAAAACTTAGTATTTCGTACATCCCACCATAACGAACCAACCTGTGATGCACCCCATGCAATGCCCTCGTCAACATTAACTACCGTAGTTGAAGCATACGAATAGATTGCAGGATCGTATGTTGATTTATACTTTACTTCTCGTTCTGCAATAATAGGATGTTTATTTTGTATAGGATCTACAACGTCTAAGTATTTTATTAATTTATTAGATACTTTATTATATAAAAACGCTTGTTTAACTTTAGTAATGTCAGGCTTAGTAATTGATGTATTCTTAACAGTCCATGCAAATTGGTTAACCGGTTTAACATACTCAAATATTTTTCCTGCATTAGTGTTAAACGCTGGAGATCCAAAAAGTATGCTGGTTGCAGTAACTGAAATTGCAACCGCTTCTGCAGTTACCGGAGATAATCGTTCACTAAAGGTCCAATCTTTTTCATAAATGTTATATACATCCGCAGCTGTAACATATTCATTGTTTAAATCAACGTTGCATATTACTAATGTAGAATAATTATTTGTAAAGAACACTGCTGATGCAGTATTTGAACTAAATTCAACTGTTGGAATGATCTGCACAGATTCTTTTAGCAATAATGAATATACATTTACATTTCGTGTAGATGAATCTACTACATTTGAAATAGCAATAAAATCATCATTTTTTGATAACGAAATATGCTGTCCAACTGTAGTAGCTACTATATTACTAATGCGGTTAGCTGGGTTATACACAAACTCTTCATTTGAATAATACACATATACTTTTCCATTAGTACTTGGATCTGATATTGCAATTGTATTATTTGGCGATACTGATATTGAAGTACCAAATGCATTAGATGCACCAACTGGTTTACTAATTCCGGTTACTAATGCCCATTCGTAAACTAAAAATGTAATAAGGCCTGCAGGTTTTTCTGTTGGTGTAGCACTAATTAACAGTGTAGTTGAATTAACTACTAATGACACTAAATGGCCATTGGTAAACCCTTTACCTGATATTATCATACCACGTGTAATACCAGCAGTACTAGCTACTACTAATGTTGTGCCGTTGCTTCCTTTAGATTTAAATGTAGTAGCTGCTTTCTCTGTTAATTTATATTCATATCTATAAACGTTACTAGCGGCCGTTCCTACAAATAACATGTTAGTGCCAAACGCAATAGTAGTGCCAAATTCTTCAGAAATGTTATACAACGGACTAATTTTTGTATCAACTAACACATACAGCTCATTAATGTCTTGCTTATATATTGAAATAACTCCGCGACTGTTTAAATCAGCAGTTGGAGAGCCTAATGCTAGCCATTCTCCATCAAACGACAACGCAACGACTGTTGCTACATTATACTCGTAATCAACTGCACTAACGCCTTGGAATCTTAATGGTCGTTTGATTATTTGTGTTGCAATCCAACCGTTTTCAGTGTTATTATAAATTACAACTTCACCTCTAAAAATTCCGTATCCATTATTAGATTTTTGAGATACTGCAATTGTTTTACCATCAGTAGTTGATGAAATTGCACGACCATAATTGCTAATTTTTGAATTTAAATTAGGTCTATTAGTTAACCCATATACCGGGTTGTATTTCCAAACCTTCCAGTTACTAGTATCTTGATAATAGTCAGTGGTATTAACGTTGTTGTCAGTCCATATTAAATAATTAGATTTTAGATCAGCATTAGTATAATTGTTGTTATCAAGAGTAGTGCCAATTCTTCGAGGTATTAACAGACCAACAGTTGAGTTTTCAGTTGCAGTAATAATTACATCAGTAACAACAGTTATAATATTACCTTGAATAGCAGTAACGGTGTAAACTTTGTCATCTCCTACATTTTTAAATACAATTAGCGTACCTACCAAAATTTCATCTATTTTATCAAGTGTGATGTATGTTCCATCGTCATCTGAAGTAATTAACGTAATTTGAATTTTATATGAATCATTAATACTACGATCAAAATATTGATAAACGTTCCAGTCAGTTGGTGCAAATGTACATAAAATATATTCACCATGGCTAACTTTTGTAATATTAACATCAGATAATTTTTTTACACTATACGCAACTTCATCAACTCTTGCATACACAGTTGAAGTTTTTAACGGCTTTGCTATTGGCCATAAATTTGGTGTATACATTGTAGGTTTTAAGTAAATATCAGTTATTCCTTGTTGAATAACTAATGTATTATGATATCGATCTTTAGTATTAACTAATTCAAATCCTTGTGGATTTATTTTAAATTGAGATTCAGACAATGTAAATTCAATATTTTCAAACGACGAACATGCACCATACTGACCAGTACGGACTGCCCATTCTTCATAGAATTCTAAACTTTCATTACCAGTTGCACTTAATACATCAAATAATTTATTAAGAACATTTTGAGTTCCCTTCTCAATAATCATACCCTGATAAAACTTATATTCACTTACATCGTCTTGAATAATATTTTCAAGGTATTGTCGTTTTTGGTATCCAATTAAATGTTGTGCATATGTTTGCTGGGCTATATCAAAATTTTCACTATCTAGGCTATAAAAATCAGTAAACTGGGTTGCTTTATACGTCCAGTTTGGTAATAGTTTTGGTGTTGGTTTTTTATCTAATTTTGTCCATTTTGAAGAATCAAAATTTTCTGCGCCGGCTAATGTAGAGTTAGCACTGTAATAAAATGATTTATATTTTATTGTATCTCCAATAATATAACTTTTCCATGGGGTCCAATCAGTTACTATTGCACGATCAACAATAAAACCAGGTGCATACACTGTACCATTCCAATTAGAACTTACATAACCTGAAACTTTAATTTTATCTTGCTTGTAACCGCTTTCTGGATTATAAATTGTATCGTTAAACATTGTAGTATTGTTAAACACTACAACATGTTCACGTTGAATTAGATAAAAACTTGCACAAAAAATTCCGTCATCAGATTTTGGAGTATATGTCATTGCATTATCAATTCTAAACATGTTTATAAAATTTTTATGAATTGCAACTCCACTAGCATTTAAAATTTCATATTCGTTATTTGGATTAGTAATATCGTCAACTGTTGCTAATATAGTTTTAAAAGATAATTTATTTGCAGCCGGGCTAAGAGATATTACCGAATTTCCTGATAAATCAAGACCGTTCAACAAATAATAGTCAGACTCATTAAATGCAGCTGGGTAGATAGTTCGCACAGCTGTATAAAATTTTTCATTATATAGTACTATGTCACCTGCATGTATTATGGTATGTCGATTCCACATACCCCATGACGACGGTGTTGTATTTAATAATACTTGATAATCGTTACCATTAAACTCAATACGATTTATAAGTTTTAATGCCTTATAATAGCTACCATTATAGCGAATTATATCCCCGTACTGTATTGATATATCCTGCGACCATTCTAACCATGTAGAATTAGGTGATGTCCAATTTTGAGTAGTCCAAAACATAAACTCTTTTGCACTAGTTCCCCAGTTCTCAATTGTATTAAGAGTTGGATTATATTCGTTAAATAAAAACCCTTGCGCACTTAACCAATGCCCGTATCCTAATAAGAAATCAACAACTTCTTGAATTGATTGTAATTTAGTGCCGTATGGAATAATTTTAGCAGTAGATTCCCATTTATTTTTAAAATATGCATTTACTCCACCAACAATTGGTAAGTTATCTAACAGATAAAACTTATTAAAATCAAATAATAATGTTGATTTATGCTCGTGTTGCACTCGATAATACTTTGTCAGGTATCTAACTAATGTGCCCACAAAATAATCTTGTCCTTGCGCCCACTCAACAAAACTTTCAGAAATGCCTGCAACATTATCTAACCGACCGGACGTTAACATAGGAAAATATTTAAAATATGGTTGTAGTTGACTATAACCTTTAATTTCAAACCCGTTAGTAACCTTAGTAATTACTACTCCACTATATGTTAAAATTCCAATTGGAGACGACGAGTTAAGGACAAGTGTATAATCTTCTTGTGGTATAAAAATACTGCCAACCGACATTGGAGATTTTGAATCTAATAACAAATTAAATTTTTCTTTGCTAGTATAACCACTTATTCGGTAACATATCTTTGCTACAATATTTTTTAATTCAAATTTGTAATCATTATACTGTGTTAACGTGCTGCAATCAATGTAATTAATTAAGTAATTAAGTAACCCTGCAGTTTGATCACGAGTAGAACTTAAATACACTGTTGGTAACTTAACGCTAGCAGGTGTGATTCTTAAATTTGTATCAGAATATATTAACTGTCCAGTTTTACTAGTTACAATCCGCGAACGATCTAATAATATACCAATTAATCTTGCGGGATTTAATAAAATAGCTGTTTTTAGTACACTAAATGCATAATGTGAATTTCTTCTCCATGCAGCTTCAATTGGAGAAACATCACCAAATACAAAATCACCTTGAATACTTGGAGTTATATAGCCAACTGCTAAATTAACATCATGCGGACTAAGTAAATTTCCATCGTCATCAACTGGTATATGATTCATTAAAAACGGTTTAACATATTTTTTAAGACGTATCGTTGGCTTATTTGGTTCTTTTACTAACCCGCGGCTAATGTCTTCCCATAAAATTAAGTTGTTTTTAGTGTACGGTGCCGGACCATATACAGATGCCCACCAGTTAGGTTCTTCAGAAAACCCTAGCATTTCCCACGGACACATATGCGGGCGATCAGTATCTAATATCCATTGATATATTCCTCTCCAAAAACCAGGAGTAACTCTGCCATCTGGAGCAGCATGTTTAGAATAATTAAAAGTAAACGAATCGGTGTTATTGTACGATAGCGGTGTTGCAAAATCAATGCTAACTTTTGAAGACCATTTGTAAAAATTTGTCATTAGAGAAGCATTAAATTCTTCTCTGCTATAATCTGATTTTCTTGAATACGCAGGAATTACATCTGCAATATCAAATAAAGACGAATCGTACTTTACTTTTATGTTATTATAAATTCTTTTTTCTAATTCTAATAGTAATAAATCTCGATAATCATTATACGCTAATGTTAAACTTCCGTCATGACCTTGAATCATATTTCTAGGAATACGTAACGTGGTATCTAAAAATATCTTTGGTTCGTATTTTGGCCACATGCCTAATTTAGTTGGTGTTTCAGGTATTAGGCACCCGTCGGTACTTTCGTATTCATAAACTGTTATTGTATCACCGGCTATTAGATCTGCGGTTACATATACAAACCCTTGATCAGTAAACACATACTCTTTACCATGCAATAATTGTGTACCGTTTAAATATACACCTATTGCACTTGCTGATAACGTTGACAAAGAAAACACTTGTGATAAAGAAAACAAGTTATCTTCAGGTGCAGCTACTAAAAATTCTGTTTGAACAGTTGACCCATACGGAACCATGTCACTAAAATAATATGCCGAAGTGTTTGGAGAATCTTTATTAATATGTCGTAAAATTAAATTTACATGAGTAAACTCATCTGCATCAACACCTAACGATTCTGCAACAAACATAAATGTCTTTTTAAATTTGCTATAGTCATCTCTAGATTGATCAATTGCACGAATTATGTTATTTGTATCTGAGGTAATGTGATACATTGATAGACTTGCAGGGCCGCTATGTTGCACAAATTTTGTTCCATATTGTGAAACTGGGCCTAAGTCTCTTAAATTACTTACTCCAGGAAATTTTCCAAAAAAACCTAAGTTATGAACATTATCAACAATAGTGCCTACATGATCAATTACTTCACCTAACGTAAATTCTGATAATACCCCATTTAATGGATTACTTTGTAAATTAATCGGAATTTCAAAATACCCGTTATTGTTGATTGAAAGATTTGTATAAACTTTAATCATTATTGAATCAGTTAACTTTACATTAGTGTTAAAAATTATTTGATGATAATTTAGATATCGATTAGTTGAGGTTATTGATTTAAATACCCAATTATCAGATCGTACATTATTAACATATACTCGAACATCAATTTCTGAAAGATTTGGCAAATAATCAAAAATGTCAATATCAAAATTATTAACTTTATCTGAATTTTTATACAACCTAATTGCCGCTTGTGTATTCGTAACTTCGCCAGTTTTCCACCCGTTAACATATGACATTGTTCCAACAGAATCGTACGTAATTAAAAATCCAGTGTCAACCTGTTTACTAATAATTTTTTCATTTTCTTCATAATTAAACGTATCAGTTACTAAAGAAAAGTTAAAAACAATGTCGCCAATATTATTAATATTTTTATATGATAATGCAAACCCTAAATTTTTATCAACTACTGATGTAGAACCAATCTTATAAGAAAATATAGAAGTTCCAAAGAATGTAGTACCTGGGTATACTGATGAATCTCCAAAACTATATTCATTTTCGTCAACTAAATCAAATAATGGAGGCTGGTTTGCTTTAGTTTTTTGTTGGCATAATTGCCACTTTACCCCGTTAAACCAATACATCTGTCCTTGTGAAACAGTCCCGTATTGTATTAGCGCAACTTGATTGTATATTGGCGTTGCTACTTCAACTAATCGAATTTGATTACTATTAACAACACTAAAAATATTAGTAATTAACCCACTTATTGGTTTATTGCCACCTATTATGTTATATTCAATACTTGTTGAATCGATTATTGCAGAAACTCTTGCAGATCCCAAACTGCCCGCTATTCCGCCGCCTAACTTTCCAGTATTATCTGTTACAGAAATTAGTGTTCCTACATTTAACCCAGCAGTTGAATTCATTCCGGTAATTTTAGCAGTCCATCCGGTATTAGTTGCAATGATTGATTCAATTTTTCCTTTACTACTAATTTTTTGCAAACTATTTTCGTGTAATACATCAATAAATTCAACCCGATATATGTTGTTTGTTACTCGATTATCTAAGTCTGCTGTAAAGATAATATGCTGGCCGTTTTTAAGATCAACACCGTCAACATTGTAACCAAATGCGCCTTCTACTATTGAAAACGCATCAACTGTAACAGTATCAATAACAGAAATATCAATAATAGATTTATTTCCAAAATTAAATAATTTTAAGTTCTTCTCAAACTCAATAATTGGTCTTGCTGCACGCATTGACTGATTATACGACGGATGTATACCATTTCTTAACGCACTTTTTTCAATAACATCTTTATGAATCCATTTGTTATTTCTACTCCAAAAATTCTTATCAGCAGATGCACGATTGATTACAATGTAATCAGGGTTAGTAACATATGAAATTGAGTCACTAAACGGAGTAGTGTCAAATAGCGTTGTATCAAATAACATTGACGAGGTATTAGTATATGCAGTAATAATTTGTAAATCATTTTCATGTATTAACTGAATTGATTCACCAACACCTTCAACATAATATCTGCCAGTAGAATATTTTTTAGGAAAGACATTTCCAGCAAATTGCACCTTCATACCGTTGCTTAACGCAAACGGAATTGTTGTACTATCAAGCAACTCTATTGTCCCATAACTATACGTTTTCTTTCCAATAATCTCGGCTTCTACGTTAATATAACCAGTATCACTTAAATCTAAGATATTAAACACCCCTCCCATATCAATATCATTTTCACTCACGTAGGCTAATTCGTCAGGTGCATTAGCCGGAACTGTAAATGTTATTGTGCCAGATTCAATTGCATTATTAAGTAATAACGGCGATATGTATCGATCTAACGGGCCTGTAGTACGTGATGTTTTAATGCTAAATGGGTTTCCGATACTGTTAATTACAAATTTATATTGATACCCGCGGTATAGTGTAATTACCGGATTTCTAGTCATGCTATCAGATGAAAAAATATAAGAACTTCCGTACTCTGTTGTTTCAATGTTTACTGTGTAAGTACTAGTAATTTCTATCTTTGATGTATTTTGTATAGTAATCGTGTCAGGACCATGAGGCATCCAATAGTAATTTTGAAAGTTAACAACCTTATCCCAGTTAATATGAGGATCCCAACTGTAAAATTCTTGTTTGTTTAACCTAGAATGGTTTGAAACATTAGCACCAAACACCCGTAATTGATTAATATAATCTTGATAATCTTTTAAAAACACATGATTATTCATATCATCTTCAATTACTAACCCTGGTTCAAGTTGGTAATTTTGACGATTCCGTGTTGGTGCTTCAACAAATATATCATCAGACGAAGTAGCTTTTGAATATTGTCTTCCAATGTATCCACTAACTTTTTTTACAGCCCCTGGTTGAGTAAGTTGATTTATTGTTGAATGTAAGAACTTTTTATTTGTGTCGGTTCTATAAATTCGCGGTAAAAAAGATGCAGCTGTAGCTTCATCACTTGTATCAATTGCTGTTATTCTAGGTATGCTGTTAGCCATTAGTTACTCCCATAAGCTGAACTTGTTATAAACTGGCGATTTATTGTGTTGTTTTCAGTGATTAAATTTGATGATTTAATATTTGATGCAGTAATACCTGATATAATTTCAATATCATTAACAGTTGCACCATTAATTAAAATTTCATTCATAGTTGATTTTATTTCATATAATCCACCAAAATTAATACTATTATGTTTTGGAACAATAACAAAATTAGATATTTTTGGCGCAACTGTAGTAGTTACATAAGTTGCTAATTCTGTAAAAAAGAATGTATCTCCAAAATCCCAATTATCTAACACAAAAAAATCATTAATTGCTGCAATTACTTGAGATTTAATATCGTTATCTGAAATTACCTGACCTGGTGTTTTTGTAATCTTAAACGTTGCTTGTAACTCAGACGATGCAGTAGAACCAAATAATATTTTATAATTTACTGGATGATATATTATTTCATCTGAAATTGATTTAATTAAATTTAACGACGGTGCTACTATGTTATATAATTCGTCAGAACTAGGAGGCAACGGTTTGTCAAGTATTGCACCGCTTACCCATTGTCTGTAATAGGTGTCATACGATTTAGTTAAAATATACACATCAATAATATTACTTGCACCTGGATCAATTCTAGAATCATATTTTGCATTATGTGTATATTGGAATTTTAATCCCGATCTACCCAAATATACTTTATAATCCATTGATGCTTCTAATATTCCAGTTAACGACGCTTTCTTTACAGTATTTGTATCTATAAAATAATAGTATTTTCCAGGTTGTATATTATAACTTTCGGTTGAACGAACAAAATTTAAAATAGTCCCGTCGTTTTTAATAAATTTATAATCTTCGTGTCCTTGAGAAATTAAATATTTTTCTTGTATAATATAAGTGTTTGTTGAAACAATTTGTGTAAACACGTCCGGATCATCAACAACTCCATTATTGTCACTATCAGCAAACGATATTACAATCTTCTTATTGTCAACATACCCATCTAGCCCAATATACTCAGACACAATGTCCCATGAAAAATCAGTAGTATATGATTTTGTATTAGTATTAGTATTAATACTTAAAATTTTAATCTTATCGCGGACTGAAGAATTAGATACACTGTTGTATACTGTTTGAGTTTTATCATAGAAAAATCTTAACTGTGTATTACTTTCAAAAACATATCTAGTTTCACGACTAGATACTGTATATGTTTCATTATCTGTTGTAAACAACATCATCCAACTAGAATCTTGCTGTTTATTTGTAATATCACCTTGCAACAAAATATTAAATGCATTTGAATAATTTAAATTTGATTCTCGAATAATTTGCCACTGTTGTAATGATGTATTATAGCTTAACCCAAATTCTTTATTTTCAAATATTAAATCAGTCATTGTAGTAATAATTGAAGTTTCTAATATTGATCTAAATTGAGGAATAATTTGGATAACAGTTGCTCCGGCGGGAACATTAACATTTAATACAATGCTGTTTAAATCAAGTCCATCGTTTGAAACTGATACTACTGCAGCCCATAAATAGGTTGTAGCACCAAAGTGATTTGTAATTTCGTCATTAACTCCTAATGTTTCTAATTTATTTTGATTAGTTGTATCAAAATACTGATTAGCCGGACTTACAAATTTAATCAACGCACCGGTTTTAATATAATACAGCATTAATCCATTATCTGTTGTTGGTCCAACTTTAAGAACCTCGCCAGATAATGACCCTAATTTAATACAACCAGATGTGTCTATATTTGAAGACCACACATAATTAGCATCAGCAGTTTGAAACTTAGAGGTGTAATGTGAATAATAAAAATTTCTTAACTCATCTTTCTTAAGAATTTTATTAATAACATTTGCAATCACTCCCTGAATGTCAGTCTTGCTAATATATGTAAATTTTTCAGTTGATTGGTAATCTTCAGTGTAAATTACTCCATCGTCTGCAAATAAATTTGTTGAACTATATTTTCCTGTTGGATCAACTAGGTCGAAATACCGACTAATCCCGCTAGACGACCGATTAACTGCTTTAACTTTTAAAATTTGTTGACTAACACTTAACGGTGCAACGTTATAATCTTCACCAGTTATCATTCTATTTTGAGTATAATAAGTAGCAGGTGCATTTGCTTTGATATTTGCATTTGTTTCTGTAGCTTCAGCTGTGCTAATAGTAGTTTCTAATGATAAAGATACTGTTAAGGTTTCTTGTTGACCATAATTTGACAAGTACGGAATAGAAAGAGTTATATTTCTAAGGTCTTTTGGATTAACTATATAAGAAATGCCATTGCTAGTGCGATAATAAATTTTAAATGTACCTAATGGTTTATTACCAAATGTGCCGTCACTAAAATTTAAACTTACTGCATCACCTGCACGAGTTGTTACACTATAAATGTTTCTAATACTTTTGTTAACACTATTATAGATAATGTTGTTGCCTTCAACATTTGAAACTTTTGTCCATTCTTCAGTTTCTAATCCTTTTTTATCTAATCTATACAACCACAAATCAGTGTTATTAATACCAGTTGTACCAACATCTACAATTTCATTGCTTCTTGGTTGCGTAATTGTAAACTGAGCATTTGCTATTGTTCCTTGTGTAAAGTTTAAAAAGAAACCAGATCCGGCACTACCGTATCCTTGTCCGTTATTTCTAAATACACATGATAACTTACGACCTGCTTTAGGTGTTTCTTCATATATGTAATTCTGTCCAGTAAACGTTGTACTAGTAACTTCAAAATTCATAGTTCTACCAGCAACTGTTTTTGTAAACGAATACACTGGAATATCGTTTGAGTTAGTTTCCATTGTATATTTTTCAGTTAAGATACCATAAATTGTAGCTTTATCAGATGGGTTACCAAATTGTTGGTTTACTGACATTGACGCATTCATAACTTTAATAAACTGATCGTACCAGTTAGAATTTGACGGATCATTCCATGTTATTACTTGTCCGGCCATATTTCGCCCGTTACTATCAATAACAGTTTGCGTAGTCTGAATTGAACTAAATTTTAATAAACCAGTTGCCGGTATGTTTCTTTTTGCATTGTAACTAATTAACCTTGCTAACCGTAATACACTATCTCGGCGTTCTGCTAACTCAAAGAAATTTTCACGAGCATTTAAGTCAACTCGAAACGAAATACTTTGTCCTAAAAATGCAATTACATCTAATAATGCTAGATACTCTGAACTTTCTATATAATCATTAAAATCTTCTGGATAATTTTGACGAATATAATCAACCATTGTACGTCTTAAATTTTCAAAATCATAACTTTGAAAATCTGCATTTTTAAAAGATTGGTATACTTTTTTCCAATCTTCGGCTACTAATAATCTGTTTTGTCTGTCGGTTGCGCTCATGTTGTTGTCCTAATAATGGTATTTATTGAAAAAATTAACCACGCTGTTATTATGCTATGCCGTTCTCTTGATCAAACCGCAGTGTTATCTGTTCCGAAACTCTATAAGGATTATACGCTAACGTAAACGCAATCTCTATACCACTTTCGTATGTTGTTATTGAAGTATCAGAGATTGATACCCGTGGGTCATAGTTAATAATCGAAGTTACATCTTGCTCAATCAAAGATTTTACATCAGCCGTTAACGGTTCAAATAACAGATCCCATATAATTGTACCAAACCTCGGTTGCATTAATCGTTCACCTTGTCTAATATGGAAGTGATTTAAGATATCTTGTTTAATCAGGTCGAAATCATACAAACTAAAATGTTCTGCATTACTGTGTATTGTACTAAAACCTCGATACGTTTTAGGAGCTACTAATTCAGGTTTAGTTGGTATTGCAGGTAACAAAATCCTATCGTATACTACTGAGCTCATTTTTTCTTCTCCGGTGGTTTAACTTTATTAAAAGTATCAGTTGTAGTTGTATACTGTTTATACATTGCAGGTACTACAGGTTTAGGTGGTGGTGCTACTACAGATTTAGTTTTAGCCGGTGTAACTAACGTTGGATCTAAATTCTCATGCCCTGCCCATGGTTCTTTAGTAGGTACTCTATTTGTTTTTGGTGCAACTGCTGCAGCCGGACCATTCATATGAATCTGTGGAGCAGTTTCTATAATGTTGCCACCTGCTTTTGTTTCATTAGTTCCGCTTGACGTTTCTAATATCTTTCCCGTTGCATTAGTGCTAACGTTACCTGCAATTGTAGTAAAATTAATATCTCTACCAGCAGTAAAGTTTATATCCTGCTCAGAATGCATGCTAATACTATCTTTAGAATACACGTCTATCTTGCCATTTGCAGTCATTTCAATCCAAGAATTGCCGCTGCCATGTGAAATGTAAATTAAATCTTCACTGTTATGTAATAAAATTTGATGTCCGGTTCTAGTCCTAATTCGAACTAATTCGTTATGCGGCATGGTATGATCTTTTGCAGTTTTACCCTGTTCAACAGGAATGTACGTAGGTCCTGCTTCTGATGGTTTCTTTTCTCTAACAAACTTGTCATCACCGTCGTCCATAACAAAAGTTGAACCACCTAACCTGCTTACATACGCATTCTTAATTGCATGCTCTTTCTTTCCAATAGTACCTTGTTTTGCACCATTTTGCTTATCAATTGGGCCGGGAGTTGATATTCCAAATACCATGCTAGGAGTTTCTCGTCTAGCACTACTTGTTGTTATACCTCGAGTATCATCTTTGTCTAACCCGCTTGTTACTAAAACTGCAGCAAACGGATGTATTGGTTTTTTAAATTTAGTTGGATCAGATGTTTCTTTATTGATCTGTTTATTATATTCTGCAACTGGTACCCTAGAACCGTTCTTAATAGTATTTTTGTACTTTTCTTCAATAATAGTATTTTCAGTACTTGCTATGCCCGGCGTCATAAAATTCATGTTTTCATCTTGTACGCAGCCAATCCAAAAACCACGTTTTGGATCGCCATCAATAAAAATAACAACTACTGTACAACCTGGATCTGGTGGAACCATCCACATTCCGTAACTCTTCTGTGTGTTGTTATAATTATTTGGATCTGTTCCAACCTGTTCAACACCAGTTGCACCGCAAAACGGACTTAGGTATTTTACTTGATGCAATTGCCCTTCTGAATGATCGTTACCTGATGCTCTTAATAATTCAACTTCTAACCCTCCCATATATGTTGGGTCTAAATGACTAATAACTTTTGCAAGGAACGGTCCTGGGGTAGAAGCCGGTTCTGATGAACGTGAAACGTCTTTTGTATTATCTGCCATTATTAAATTCCAAAAAATCCGCCAATTGCGGCCAACCCATCTTTTGTAACCTGCCCCAAATTAAACAATCCATCTTTAGATGGTTCGCTTGTATTTTCTTGTCCTGGTAATCTATTTCCATGTAACCTCTGTGTAAATGATCCGTTTTTAAAACTGCTAGTAAGCGTGTTTAATCTAAATAACCCACTATATAGCAGCAACGGTGATGACGGCACCTCTGGTGCAAATTGATACAATCCGGTATCTTGATTGATATCAATTGGAGTTCTAAAATTAACTATCACGTTCACTTCTCCGGTTTGGTAGTTTACTGTACCGTCAGTGTTTAAACTTTGATATTGAGATTGTGTTGCAGTGTAAGTTCCAGTTCCACTTTGTGCAATAAAAAATGGATCTCCTACTATTTCCATATCTAACATTAACATGTCAGACCCTCTAGTAATATTATCATGAAAAATTCTAGCAGCACGAGTTTCAATGGTATCAGCAGGGCCACCACCTAAATGTTCAGAATTAGTAAGTAATCCACCATAATCAATAACAGCCGGATGTCCTGTTTTTTGAGGTTTAGCACCTTTTAATGCTAATGTATTTGCTTTTGGCTCTTCTGCATCATTCTCTTTTGCAGTTCTAATATCCTGTGATCGTTTTCCTGCATCAGCTCCCATGGTGACTGCAAAACCATTTTCTAATTTAATTTCAAATGATATTACGTCTACATTCTTACCAGTATACAAATAATTGTATTCTTTTACGGTCTTCTTGCGTAATTCAGCAAAACCAACTGCTGGTTGATTTGTTCCAAGTGGCGCAGAACTGTTATGAACATTATACGGGATTATTCGATATACTATAATTGTAGGTTTACGACCAGTTTGAGAATATGTTGCATCAGTTGATACGTTATACACTTGAATATCAATTCTCCACCATTTTACGTATCCTTCTTCTGATAACGAATCTGGATTAAACGCACCTTTTGGATAATCGCTTTGCAATAACACTTGGTTAATTGCATTTGTTAGCGAAGTGTCTTGTCTAAATCTAAAATCACTCTCATCTAACTTTGGCGTATTTTCTGCTCGTACATTAACTTTTAAATCAGGATTATAAACCGCATTGTCGTTGCCGTAAGGCGCACTTGCAAACTTATTAGTACCTACACCAATCTTTGCTTTTCCAATTAAGTTAACGTCTTTAATATCTTGAACTTGAATTTGTATTTTATTGTTGTCTGCATCAACTACTACCTCTTTAGTAGTTGTACCTAAGTTAGTGTAAATAGTTTTTGAATCTGCTGCAGAACCAGTAGTTGCGCTATCGGATCCGCCGCCGCCGCCGGAATCTTCTTCACTTGTTGTAATACTAGTTGGGAATAAAATTATTATTTCATCCGGAACATCAACAATCTTATCTGTCTTAAGCTGTTGTAATCTTTTATTCCAAACTGCTTGCAAACTTTTTTCACCAGTTTGTAACACTTCTTGAACAGTTGACCCTTTAACAGAAACATCCGTTTTTAACGTTGAGTTTCTTACACTATGACCTTGATCATTCCATATCATTCCAGTTACTTGGTATACTGCACCATCTTGATTTACATTCATACTTAAATTTATAAATCTAAACGGTATAAATCTAGTTGTTGTAGGAATCAGCGACATAACACCTAATTCGTCGTTACCTCGAAATTCAATAGTTAAAACAAACGGTGCTACTCTCCAATTTTTATGGCCAGCCTCCCATGCTGCCTGTTGACATGCCATTGGAAAAACTCCCATACTATACGGTTCATTAATAGTAAATGAAATATTTGTTGAATTAGTAACGTTTCCACGCTCATGTCCAATTACTGCATCAATTACTAAATTATCAATGAAAAAATCAAATGTGCCATAATCAGTCTTAACTCGATTACTTGGATCAGCATTTGCTGATTTACAAATTAACTTTAACCCTTTGTAAGACATGTATCTATTAGGGTTCTGAAGATCAGCATCACTTAACACTGCAATACCTAAAATGTAATCATAACTTGCATAATCATGTAACACGTTTGGTAATGGAATTTGAATATCACCAACTGATTTAAATGCAGTTGCTAAACTTGATGCAAACTCCGAAACACTAGATGCTACACTAGAGGTTGCACTATCAATTAAGGTTGTTGCTGAATTTGCCATATTATATACCCAATGCTGTTTTTAATTTACTAAGTTGCGGAATGTAGATTTTTTTACCTGGTACAAAATCAAAAATTGGATCTTGTAATACATCTAAATTACGCTGTATAAAAACCCACCATAATGCAGCATCATTGTATAAATCAAACGCTAACAAATCCGGACGATGCTTGTATTGTGATTCGATTGTATAAAGATAATCTGAATATTCTGCTGCAACTGGCCGAATTTTTAAAACATCTAAGTAATCTTGTGTAATTAGGGTGTTATACCAAGGACTTCTATTATTATATTGTGCCATTAAACATATCCAAAACTGTTGTTAAGATACCCGCCTGCAACAAAGTTGTCTAAGCTGAATTTGCGAGCACTTGTTCTACTATACATAGGTGTTAAATTTACAGTGAATGTACTTTTAGTTGGTACATATGCAGTTCCACCGCCCATTGATCCGCCAAACCCTAAAGAATTAGCCATAGTTGCTACAGATGAAATTCCATCTGTAATGTCAGTTATCTTATCAGTTACTTTTGATACACCAAATGCCCCGCCAATTGCACCTGCTATAGAACCTATTCCCCCAGCAGCAGATGCAACTGCACCTGCAATACTTGTATTAGTTTGAACTGGAATGTAATCACATTCTGCAGTTAAATTTGTACTAAAACTAGTTACTACAACTGGTACATTGTTAAAAACATAACTGCCGTATCCGTTTAATTGTACAATTGGTGGAGGATTTCCTGCTTTTGGATCATTACCTGAAAACATCTTTGTCATTGCTCTAAAGTAATGCAATGCAGCAATCCAGTACAACGCTTGTGCATTATCTTCAACATTCATTGGAGCAGTAATAGAAATTGTACCAGGATCACTATGTTGATATGTATTAAATTTAAAATTTGAATGAACTGGTGTCATTGCCGAATACGATGCACTATTACTAAGCTGAATCGACGGAGTGTATGGAAATATCATACCGCCTGCATCTTTTAACGGTTTTAATACTGGACTACCCCTAAAACTTGGCCACGATGGAAGTGATAAGCGAACACGCCAATCATCGCCACTAAATGCATCTGTAAACATCGTAACTGCTTGCAATCCGTCTCCTACAACTTCTCCTGCTCTTGGTAATGTTGCTGATCGTATGTTACTCATAAAATTTATTGCACCACCAGCTGCACCTATACCTGCTGCGGCCGCGGCGCCTGCGCCTGCTATTGACATATTTAATTCCTTTATTATTGTATTATTTATTTGACTTTATTAACTGTAGAGTTTATAATATACATGTAAATGGAGATACGAACAATGCTTACACCAAAAGTAAATTACTTAAATAATAAAGATATGCTGTTAGAAATACATAGATCAAAAAGTTCTTATTGTGTTTTTACAGACCCGTCATATCACCAATATGATATTATTTTACCCGGAGTGGATAAAATAAACATCCGCACTGTTGCTACTGCAAAACGGAATCAAGCAAAACGTATAGGGGACTTAGCGTATTTAACTAGAAAGAGCGAAGGCGAAAAAATTAAACAAGCCGAATGCGAAGTTAATTATAAAACTATTCCAAAAGAAGATGTAGTATTTAGAATTATGTCATATGAACATATTCCGCTAAACGCAACAAGAAAGAAAAATCCAAAAACAGAAGCAGATAAACGAGAAAAAGTTAACTTTCCGCCATTTCAACACTGGAAATTTATAGACAACGAGCTAGTATGTGTAGGCAAAAGCCACTGGAACGGCGACTTAGAAACTGGACATTTTGATAAAAATGCAGGTCAAATTACTAATACATTAGCTCGTATGATGATTAAATTATGTGAACGCTATGCTACTAGAGGTAATGTTAGAGGTTATACCTACAACGATGAAATGCGCGGACAGGCAATATTACAACTAACCCAAATTGGATTACAATTTGATGAATCTAAATCAGATAACCCATTTGCGTATTTTACAGCAGCAGTTACTAATAGTTTTGTTAGAGTTATTAACATTGAAAAACGAAATCAAAATATTAGAGATGATATTTTAGAAATGAACGGAATGAATCCATCTTATACTAGAACAGGATCTGAAGAATATGAAAACGCAATGCGAAGATCAGACGAATACGAATAATACACTGGATATAGCACATCCTGCACTTGATGATGCTTATCAAATTCTTAAAGAAGAACACTTGGATGCTAAAGCTAGTTATATTGAAAAACTGTTTGAAGAAACTTATAAATGCAAAGTA